TATGCCCTTAACACAGGAGCTACGTCAAGTAGGAATTCCTGTAGTAACTTATACGCCTAGTAAGGGCAATGATAAGCATGTACGTGTAAACTCCGTAGCTCCCATCTTTGAAGCAGGACAAGTATGGGCACCTGATGAACGTTGGGCAGAAGAAGTTATTGAAGAATGTGCAGCTTTCCCTTATGGTGAACATGACGATTTAGTCGATTCAACAACACAAGCGTTGCTTCGATTTAGACAAGGCAACTTTATTCAATTGGAGTCAGATTATATGGATGAACCAAAAATATTAGTAGGTGGTGGTAGAGACTATTATGGTTAAAATAAAATTCACAGATAAGACTCTTGATAGAATTAAACAAGGATATGATGATGTTGAAGATTTTATTAGTAAATATGGTGAGTACCTTGATCCAAAAGATGCAACGAAATACAATCCTGATAAAGTTAACATAACAAGAAACAAACAATTTAAAGAAAAATTTGTAGATGATATTTATGATGTAGAGAAAGATACTTTTAATTTTTCTGCTCTGACTGGACAAAACAGGCCAGTTATAAATGAGGGTATCAAACAAATGGTAGAGAGTGGTCAGTTAAAAACTGCCAATGATATATCTCAAGATCAATTACAACTTCTATCGCTTAGAAGAGATAAACAAGATAAAATAAGAAATGTAAGAAAAAATAGAAAAGAACAAGGTAACGTTCAAGCTGCAATTGATGCAATAAATTCATTAAGAGTTAATAAAGAAGGTAACTTAGAAAAAATAACTATTGGCCCTGCTGGCACCAAAACTACACAAAAACCATTACCAGACGGTAGAAGAGAAATAATAGTTGATATTGACAGTGACGTAAACGTTCAAAAACTAAAAGCAAGTGCGAAGAAAGGAAGAGAGTTAAATGAAATACCTCTAGGTGATGGCTCTACTGTTCCTAATACAAAGATGATTGATCCTAGAAACGGAGAGATAGTTACTTACTCCTCTGTAAAAAATGGACCATCTTTACAAGTTCTTGCTGATAATTTTATACAATTTAAAGGAGGATCTGGTTTACTTACAGAAACAAACATACAAACACCAGCAGCTAGAGCACAATTTGAAGTTATGTCTCATACAATGAGAGGATTGGCTTTAAGAGATCCTTTAGCTGTTCAAAAGCTATTAGCTAAAGACCCTGAGATAATGGGTGTATTAGAAAAAGCGAGAGATGATTTTTCATTTGGTATGAGAGAGTTAATAGAACAAAAAGAAGAATTACTCGCTAATCCAGAATTAAATAAACAAATAACAGAAATAGCTAGAAAATTTTATCCTAACGCTGGAGATAAATTTGTAAACGCTGCAAAATTAGATTTAGCTCACATATTTCCATTTACTGAAACAGCAAGAGTAAATCCAGGAAGTTCTTTTTTAACTGAAGGAGGTAATCCAAAATACCTATATTTAGCACCAAGTGGAGTGAATAGAAAAATACAAGTGTATCTTGAAGCTAGAATAAGAGAGGCTGCTAAAAATGTAGATGAGGGTGTTAAACTTGAAATGTCTGAAAGAAATTTAATGAAAGCAGATGAATTGTTAAAAAAACTAAAATCATTAAGTATTGTGCCTCTTGATACAAAAAGAAATATTATATCAGGAGATATGTCTTTACGAACAGATGATGCTATAAAATTAACAACTGATGACTACAAGGATTTATTCAGTTATATATTAGATATGAAAAATATTGAGCAAGAAGTTATGTCTGGTGTAGTTCCTAGATTGCAAGATGGAGGAGCAGTTGGAGGGCCTATACCTATGGAAGATGAAGAAGAAGGTATTTTAGATTACATAAAAGACAAAGCAGCATCAATAGATGAAGGTTTACAAACATATATAGACGAAGAACTAGGTGGTAATCCTAATAGAGCTGTGCCAGTTGCAATAGGAGAAATGTTAAAGGCTCCTGGAAAAGTCGCTGATAAACTTAGAGAGGGAATGGACGAAGTAAATGCAAATATAGATAAAGCACAAGACATGCTTGAATTAGAAAGACTAGAAGCACTTGGCGGAGGCGATGAAGAAAAATTTAATCAAATAATGAGACAACAAGAGATGTTAGATCAATCAAGAAGAACTGATTTTGATAAATATGTTAATCTTGCAACACCATTAGATATATTTGATATGTTTTTTGGTGAGGATCTTGGAAATGCTTACAACAAAATGTTTACAGATGAAGATGATACAACTCTTTATCTCGATCCAACAGGATTATTTTCCGATAAATCGTATACGATTGAAGGTGATAGTACATTTGGTAAAGTTATTGGAGCGGCTAGAACATTAGGTTTGACGGCTGCAGAGGTAGCATTATTATTTACTCCATATCAATTATTAAAATTAAGAAAACTTGATTCAAGTAAACTTAAAAAAATATTAGCGGGAGCAGTCAATATTGGTGTACCTGCTGCTGGTTTTACATATGGCTATGCAAGCTTGCCTAGAAATTTTCAAGAAGCACAAGAAGGATTGAAACAATCAGAGGAAGGTGCAACAAGATCGTTAGAAGAGATTCAAAAAGAAGTTACAAAAGGAGATCAAGCTGATCCTATCAATCCAGGTGGTTCAGGTTTAGATTATGCAGACGGGGGTATGGTAGGTTTACCATCAGAGTTTACAGGAGAGTATGCAGAAACAAAACTAGCCTTGGGCGGTGAGCCAGGACAATTTAGCAATCCAACGCCGTCAGGTTTAGAAGAAGAGATTGACATTGGTGATTATTTATTAGATGCACCATACGAGTCCGTTGAAGACTTAGATAATTTATTTGATATTACTAGATCAGCAGAAGATGCTTTTCAACGAGGCACAGGTGAGGTGGATGATTTTCCTGAAGTTCAAGTTGCTAGCCTTGGTAAAATTGGTGAAGGTGTAAAGTATGTTTTAGGTGAAGTTCCAAATTGGGTTAGACAAGGTAAAGATAGAATTCAAAAAATTCTTCCTAAAACAGGAGACGATCTTGAACAATCTCTTATAACAACATTAGACGAAGGAACAGTAACAAGGACACAACCAGGACAGTTATTTTATTCACGACTAGAAGCAGAACTCATGCAAGGTCCAAAAGTATACGACAGCCTTGATGCATTTAAGAAATACACGCAATCACGTAACATTGGAAAAGTAGAATTATTTGATTCAGAGTTGGAAAGAATTATTGAAAGTGCACAAGCATCAGGTAGACCAATTACAAGAGAGCTTGTATTAGGAGCATTAAAAGAATCACCACTTTCAAAAGTACAATCATCAGGGTATGGGTTTTTATCAAACACTTTAGACGGTAAACAAAGAGGTCTTAAGTATTCAGGTTACAAAGAAGGTGGGGCAATACCAAATACCGATAGAGAGCGGTTGTTGTTCGTTGATCCGAAGGACTTGCGTGGTGATCCAGGGTCCTTGCCTAGTAGCATGTCACCACATAGCTGGGAAGAACCATACACGATTGCTTGGTCGCGGCTCTCGGACCGTGATCTAGGCGGCGCTTATACTGGTAAAACAGTTACGTTCGCTGATGAAATACAATCGGATATTTTTCAATCGGCACAAAAAACAGCAGGTAAACTAGCAGCAAAAATAAAATACATGGCGGATAACAACGTTCCGTTAGACACGATTAACAATGAATTACAAAGAGACATGATGACGTTCTTCGCGGACAAAGGCTCAGTGTACAGAGAGAGCTTACCAGGTGCTGCTGAATTACAAGTAGAGATGAAAGCGTTAATGGATTTACAAGATCAACTAACAGCTTTGAAGAACACACCTGTACCAGAAATTACAGATGATATGCTCGATGCTGCAAAGAACATCAGGTATCAACAAAACGATATTATTGACAACATGACAGAGGAGTTAAATTTACAATTAGTTAAAACATTATATCCAAACCTACCGTTCAAGTTACGCGGACAATGGGCCGATGCAAGTATCAAACGAGATATTTACGAAGCGGCGTATCGTAAGTTTGTTTTAAAAGATCCAGATGCTACTGACTACTACGCTGTAACACCAGCTAACTTGGTAACTAAAAGATATAGTCACTCAGGATCATCGGCAACATCACAAGCAGATAGGGCCGCTGATAAAGCAGCGAGAATAAAAAGATGGGTAGATGGTGGTATGGAGGGTGATGTACCTAACTCGCAATATCCTGGTATTGGTATGTATGAGTTTTATGGTGGGCCTGGTGCTGATGTTGTAACAGATACAGGCAAACATTATACAAGTGAAATAGAAAAGATAATGAAGCGTATTGCAAAAGAAAATCAAGTTTCGTTAGAAACATTACCAGTTAGAATATCAGAGGGTAAACGAGAAGTGTTTCAAGTTGTGGATAGAAATACAGGCGAAGTTCTTGGCTCTGGTAATACAGGGAGACAAGCAGATGCAATTGCAAATGACATATTAGCTAATCCAGATCAATACTATGATGGCATAAAGGTTAGTGTACAAAGAGCTGAAGAGTTTGACACGGCGCCTAGTTTTGGTATAGAATTAACGCCTTCAATGGCGGAGGCATTTAAAGCATACATGGCCAAGGGAGGTCTTGTAGAAGAGGAGATATTATTACCTTATGGCGATTGATAAAAGAGTTTTACCCGACATTCAAGAGGATGATCCACGTAGAGAAGCTGTCACTGTAAATATTGCAAACGAAGAAGTAGGAAACGTTTCAATGATGGAGGACGGTTCTGCTATTATTGGTGATGTATCACCAACACCAGATATGGATTTTGATTCTAACCTAGCTGAATTTATTGACGAGTCAGAATTAGGAATCATTGCTTCTGAATTGATGGACAAGTATCAACAAGATAAAACATCAAGAGAAGAATGGGAAAACAGTTATAGAAAAGGATTAGACCTTTTAGGGTTTCAATACAAAGAACGCTCTCAACCATTTCAAGGAGCAAGTGGTGTTACACACCCACTCTTAGCGGAGAGTGTTACACAGTTTCAAGCACAGTCTTATAAAGAATTACTACCAGCAGGTGGACCAGTAAACACACAGATAATTGGTAAAGCAGATCCTGCAAAAGAAGAACAAGCAGAACGTGTAAAAGAATTTATGAATTATCAGATCACGCACATCATGGAAGAGTATGACCCAGAGCTTGATCAAATGTTATTTCATTTACCATTAGCAGGTTCAGCATTTAAAAAAGTTTATTATGATGCAGGGCTACAAAGAGCGGTATCTAAATTTATTTCTGCTGATGACTTAGTTGTGCCATATTCTGCAACTGATTTAACATCATGTGAAAGAATAACTCATATTGTAAAAATGAGTGAGAATGAAGTTAGAAAACAACAAGTGGCTGGATTTTACAGAGACATTGAACTTCAATACACCGACAACGAAGATAGAATATTAGAAAAGGAAAGAGAAATTGAAGGCACTAAAAAAATTGGTATTGATGAAGAATATACTCTTTTAGAAATACATGCTGATTTAAATATTGAAGGTGTTGATGAAGATGATGGTATCAAAGTTCCTTACATTGTAACTATTGATGAAGGATCATCAGAAGTTTTATCTATTTATAGAAACTACAAAAAAGAAGATAACCTAAGAAGAAAAAATAAATATTTTGTTCACTATAAATTTTTACCAGGTTTAGGATTTTATGGATTTGGTTTAATTCATATGCTTGGTGGTTTATCAAGAACTGCCACAGCTGCTCTCAGACAGTTAATTGATGCAGGTACATTATCAAATTTACCAGCAGGATTTAAAGCAAGAGGACTTCGTATTACAGATGATGATGCTCCACTACAACCAGGTGAGTTTAGAGATGTTGATGCACCATCAGGTGATTTACGTGCAGGTCTTATGCCACTTCCTTACAAAGAACCAAGTGCAACATTATTTCAATTACTAGGTTTCTGTGTTGACGCAGGAACACGATTTGCAACTGTAGCTGATCAAAAAATTGGTGACAGTGTTGCAGCGAATGCACCTGTTGGAACAACAATGGCACTAATGGAGCGTGGCACAAAAGTCATGAGTGCTATTCACAAACGACTACACTACGCACAAAAAGTAGAGTTTCAACTATTAGCAAAAATATTTAAAGAATCTTTAGCTCCTGGTTATCCTTACAAACCAGCGGGACAACAAGGATTAGAGATGATTAAACAACAAGATTTTGATGATCGTGTTGATGTATTACCCGTTTCTGATCCAAATATATTTTCTATGTCTCAACGTGTTACGTTGGCACAAACACAATTACAATTAGCACAAGCTAATCCTCAAGCTCACAACATGTATGAAGCGTACAGACGAATGTATGAAGCTTTAGGAGTAAAAGATATTGTTTCTATTCTCCCTACACCGAAACAACCACAACCAGTTGACCCTGGTATGGAAAATTCACAAGCTATTCTTGGACAAAAGCTTCAAGCATTTAGAGGACAAAACCATTTAGCTCACATTGATGCACATCAAGCGCTAATGACGTCTGTTTTAGTAAAAAATAACCCACAAAGTTTAATTTTATTAGAGTCACATATTATGGAACACGTTTCTCTACAAGCTAGAGAAGAAGTTGAAGAAGAATTAAAGCCAGAAATAGAGCAACAAGCTCAACAATTTGGTGGACAACTACCTCAAGAAGCACAAATGCAGATTCAAGAAGTTGTAGAAGCTAGAACAGCAGAGAAAATAGTCGAAATGACTGAAAAAATGATTCAAGAAGAGCAAGAATATCTTGATGAACAAAGCACAGACCCTCTGATTGATCTAAAACAGCAAGAAATTAACTTAAAAGCAATGGATAATGAGCGAAAAGCTGGTGTTGATAGTGCAAAGTTAGAATTAGATGCTGCAAAATTACAGCAAACAGCTAAATTAACGCAAGATAAGATAGATTCACAGGAAGATATTGCACAATTACGTGCAAATGTTAATTTAGAAAAACAAAATGAACAAAATACAAACCGCAACCGATAAATTACAGGATTATTTTAACGAATTGATTACTTTTGCCGATACAGGCGTAACAAGTCAAGAAGAACAGATACTTTTAGCGGGTGCAATGATGGCTGTAGCTAAAATGTTGTATCACAACAACCTAACTGAACATGAATATAACAATATTATGGACCACAACGGAAGAGACTTGCTAAATCTTTTAAAACCTACTATACATTGATGAGGAGATAACCATGGCGATTACAAAACCTAAAAAAGAGACAAAACCTAAAAAACCTACTACTTTAAAAGAATATGTAGATCAAGGATGGAAGGTTGGACCAACTATACAAATGTCTGACCCGCCTGTTTATACTTTAACTAAGGATGGTAAAACTATTAAGTTTAGACCACCAATGAAAAATCCTTTTGGTAAAAGACCAATTCCAGAGATACCACCTAAACGTAAAACACCAAAAGATTTACTACCACCTAAAGGTAAAAGGGGTATTTCAGGTTTGAAAGGGTTAGGTAAAAAAGGTGCAGAAGCATTAAGAGAATATCTTAAAAAAAATCCTATTAAGAAAAAAGATGGTGGCTTTCCAGATCTTAGTGGTGATGGTAAAATTACTAAAAAAGATATTTTAATGGGCCGTGGTGTAATTAAGAAGAAAAAAGGCGGACCAGTAGATAGACCAAAGAAAAAAAAGAAAAAGAAAATGGGTTTATTAGGAATAGGAATTGAAATAATTAAACCTAAACCAATTTCTGCTGCTGATGGTGGCGAAGTAAATGGTTTGAAAAAAATGGGTATGAAAGCTGGTGGACTAGCAGGTAGACTAGCTAGACGTGGTTACGGAAAGGCAAGAAGATGAAATTTAAAAATGCAAAAATGACGGAAGTACCTCAAAAAAATCCGTTTCCTAACAGAGAAACTGCTTCAACTGCTGAAGTAAGTATCTCTCCTTTTGTTGTAAAACAAAACAAAGGAAGTGGACCACAAGGGCAGACAAGCAATGTTCAAATTAAAAAGGTAGCTTTCAAAGGCGTAAAATAGTATAATCCCCAACTTAACAAAGGAGGTTTTATGAACCTATTAAAAGATCTATGGGGCCATATTAAAGAATGGTCGGATTGGAAAATGAAG